GAATTCCCAGTCCATACGATACATTTCTAAAAAGTTTGCTTGAATTTGTTCCATTAAAGTCATGATTTATGTCCTCCTTAACTATTGCTTATCAGTTGTTGGGTTAGCTGGTGTAGCGTTATTAGCATTTGCGCCAACTGCCTTGGTTACCATTGCTAAGGTCTTTTGCATAGCACCAAGAATTTGATTAGTGTTTTGAGTTTGTTCAGTAAAGCTCTTCATCAAAGCTAAGTTTTGCTTAGATGATTGAGCTTGAACTTCTTGCATATCTCTTAATGCTTGGTCTACCTTATCGTTGGCTTTGTCGAGTTCAGCACTCTTCTTGTCCAATTCAGCCAGCTTTTGTGTAGTTTCTTGCAAGATAACGGCTTGATTGTCCTTGTCGTTCTCGCTCCAATCAGTGGCGCCCACTGTCCAAACTGGGTCTTTAAAGCTGTCAGATGGTCTTTCGGCGTGGACTTGCCATGGGAGCGCCACACTTGCTTCATCGCCAAAAACTGGGATTACTTTGTGATGCCAAACAGGATCCGCATTGTCAGGATCTGACAAGTAGACAAAGCCTGTAAGAGTTGGGAACTTTGCCTTTAATGCCTGTTCTTGTTCAGCAACACTGTTTTGATCTTGTGTAGCGTTTGTTTCGGCGCCCGCTACTGGTGCAACTTGTGTATTTTCGTCAGCCATTTTATTGGCTCCTTTCTATATAAAAAGCCCACGGGAACGCCCCGTGAGCAAGGTTGTTTTTTGTATAAAAAAAGCACTCAATGAGTGCTATAAATCCTCTCTCAACAAATATCTATTCATAATATCCGTTGCTTTTATGTAAGTTCTATATATTCCATCATCAGTTCCCATATTATTAATCCAATGGCTAAAATAAACACTGTAATAAGGAATATTTTGGCTACTTAAAATAATTCCAGTAATAGTCCCCGTTGAGGCCAAATTCAATATACCAGAAGGTATATCGAAATTATGTAGCTTACTATCTGAAATTTGTACATCATAACCAGTAGGATCAACCCATGCTACCTGATATTTTTGACGAGTAACAGTTTTACCGATTAATTTCAAATTTACATAATCATCAAGTAATAATTGTTGTAGATAATATTTTTCACGATTTAAAAGAAGATGATCAATCATAGAGCCACCTCCCTAAGCAGGTAAAGAAGTGATCTAAGTCGTTGATACAAACGAATAGGAAGGAATTTACCCCCCCCAATTTACGGATTCAACGTCACTTGCTGAAACGCAAGACAAATATATTGGAAATGTGTCTGGCAAATCTTCCCATTGCCCATTACGATTTGCAGTTCCAGTTATTGCATAGTAATTGTTAGCCGTGCCAACACATCTAAAGGTAGATCTACCAATTGAAATAGCACTTCCATTAGCGCCCCCTATTACTCCGCCTTGTCTTACGGTCACAGTTGCTGGATGTGGGCTCCATGTTTTACCATTGGCAACAATTGAAGTATCACTATCCGAAATTTCAAACCACTTTTTTGTATTCAAAATTAGATGGTCTAGCATGCTTTCACCTTCTTTCTATTACTTTTCAATCATAGCCAACCGTGTAGGCTTCTCATTTTCCCAGGCTTGGGCTTGGGCTTCTTGACTTGCTGGGAAGCGACGACCCTCTACGTAGTTGTCCTTAATGTAAGTTACATTGTTGATTAAATCGTTAATCTGCTTTTGCTTGTTAACATTGTCTTCCTTTAAATCGTTGATCTGTCTTTGCAAATCGTTGATCGTTGGACTGGAAATATTACCGCTAGCATCAACGCGAGCTGCCTGTGCGCCAGTGCTATTGCGAATTACAACGGCATTAGAGTTATCGTCCCCCAGCTGGATAACCAGGTCTAAGTTGTCGTTAGCATCGTTATCTGCAAACAGTCTGACATTATCAGTAGCGCCACTCCATGTTAACCCGCCAATGTTACCGTCATGCGATTCAACTGCGCCCGCGCCATTCCAGTTGATAGTACTATGTTCCGCCATGTCTCCACCAGAGTTGGACAGTTTGCCGTTTAATTGTCCCTTGGTCCAGTTAACAATGTCTTGACCTGCATTCTGATCCATCAGAATCTGATTGCCGCCGTGTAGGTTTTCTTCCGTCATCTTAGTTGTAGCGTTTGCGTTAGCATCAAAGCCGCGGGCAACGGTTGAGGTAACGTTTACGTTGCCGCTTCCGTCAGGGGTTAAGCCATTAACCTTTTTGACTGCTGAGTTAGAAACACTAGTTAAGTCCGTCTTAGTGGCGTAATTGCCGATGTTTAGTCCGTCAACCTTGGAGTCAATTAATTTGATGATGTCATTATTAGATAATGTCGGAAGCTGAAACCAATATCCCCAATGATTATTACTAAAATAGCGGATTGCATATTTTTGTTGGCTGGACACTATAAGCTGGTATCCAGCATTAGCATCCTTGACTACTTTGATTAATGCGTTTTTCCAGACTATTGGGATATTAAAAGGAGTAGTTCCATCTTGCATTTTAGGGTAATTGACAAAGCTAGCAGCACTTTGGGAAGTCCGATATGTCCCGCTTGGCAGGTCATTGAGGTCTTTTAAATCTGCCGGAAAATCCTTAATGCGGTCACTATCAACGATCAAGTCAAGAATACCGTCATCATCGGGTTCAACAACCGCCCCGTCGTTGATCTTTGCACCTTTGACCTTGCCAGCTTGCTCAATTTTCGGGTCATACTCCGCTTTGAGCTTCAAAATAGCCGCGTTGACATCGCTCATGTGAGCTACGCCAATCTCGTTAACCGTCAAGTCAACTTTTGCGGCATTGCTGATAGCCATTGCTAAATCAATGTCAATTGAAGCCGTTGACCGGTGATCTGGCGAACCTGCCGCTAGTGTTTGTTCTCCGTTTGACGGTGATACACCAAGCAAGATTTCTTTGTTATCGTTGTTGTTTTTAGCGTACCAACCGACTGAGCTAAACGTTAAGTCATCCGTTAAGTCCTTGTTGCCAAATGAAGCCGAAACGGTGATTGTGTTGTCTTGTGGAGGTGTAACAATTACGTTGACCTCCATTTTTTGATTTTCAAGGGTGGCAAGCTTTCGAATGTCTTCATCAGCCATAGAGCTGACATCTTGACCAGCTAGCACCGCCCGTGTATATGCAATTTCGCCATTACCAGCGCCGACATTAATGAGTAATTTACGCCCTGCATCGGTGATAATGGTGTCTTTGAATTTGTCCATTTTGACCTTCTTTCATTAGATTGCCTTTAAGGCTTGATATTCATGTGTTAAAAGCTTGGTACCGATGTACGACATGCGCTTTGCTTGTGCTTTCCAACCTTCCCACCAAGTAGCCACTTCTTCATGTGTAGTGTTTTGCAACTCGTTAATGTCTGTCCCAAAATACCAATGGTTATACGTGGTAGCTTTGTAGCCTTCCCACCAGATAGACGCAAATGTTTTGATGTCATGGTCCCTATCTTGCGTGGTGGCACCTAGATAGCCGTGAACGTGTGTAGTAGCTTTAAAGATTATCAAGTCAAGCCAGTAACCCATCGCCAGCATTTTTTGCAAGTTGTTAAGCATAAACTTTTCCATTTGCGGGTTTTGAACCGCATCAAACGGTATCTGCATCCCTACGTGACGAATACCTGTCTTCCAGATTTTGAAACCGTGGTCATATTCAAGCGCACTAGACGTTATTTTCACGATTGAGGGTACAGTACCCTGTGCCCGTGAAAGAAGCTCCATAACGTGAATAATGAAGCGATAATTGTCGTCGTCTTGACTTGGTCTATATGTCTGGATGTCGGCACCAAAAAGGTCGAGCGTTGTTCCTTGGGCGTCTTTTAAAGCACGCCAGCGCTCGACCTTATTTGCATTTGTACTAATCCCTTCTAGTGGCTCGTTAAAGGCATCAATTAGCTTATAAAGATTGCCACCAGGTCGCTTATACCAGTAGTCTGAAATCTCAGCTAAAAGCTGTTCAGAAGTCTCATATGCCATTTACGACCACCTCAATATTTCTAGTGTCACAAGAGACGGCTTCAAACGGCTGTGTATGTATATCTTTATCTGCTAAATGTTCGGGGTCAGTTCCGATCTCAACGAGTGCCTCACCAACGCCCTCAATTGAATAGATAGACGGATAAATTTTGGTTAGGTAAACGGTACCGTCCATCAGTAAACTGTTGATGTAATCAGCTATTTCTTGCTTTACATAGTCAGCACCGTCGTCGGCGTTCCATTCGTCAGTTGTCCGAATTTTGACCCTTGCATAAATTGGTTTGTCGGTTGCGTAATCAAAATTGATCTTTTTAACCTCACCTGTTGCATCTTTTGCTTGAACTTCTTTGCTACCAGTAAGACTGATACCAGCCGCTACTTTATCTGCTAAGCAACTCGCTATATCGTCTTCTTTTCCGCCCAAACAAAAAACGTGAACCGAATACGGTGGATTTCCGTATTGGTCCGCGTCTGCGAACGGATTTTCAATAATGTTTACTTGTCTTACTCCTGGTAAATTCATTAATGCTGATTTGATACCAGCTGTTGACGGTCCAGGCTTTGCCACGTTTTCCATGATTAGCCGCGCTCTATATGTGGAGTCGTCTTCATCATCTTGTCCGCCAGCTGCCTTCTGCGGATTCGTCACACTAATAATGTCTTCGTCCGGATTAGAAACAATAGTGATTGTGTTAGGCAAAACGTTGTTAAAGTCACCAGTTTCAACGGATTGGACAACTCCTACTCCAATGTACTGACCATTTGAATCTTTTGCGGTAGTTACGTCCTTGATAAGGTCAAACACAACACCGTCATCGGTTTCAAACTGTTCACCTGCTTGTATCAAATATTCGTCATCAGTCACGATTTGAATGTTTGCAAAGCTTGGTGTAGCAACTTTCCTTGGAAGATCTAGGTTAGCACCAATCCGATCAAGTGAGCTTTCAGTAGCCGTGCTGATATAAGCAGAATAGTAAGTTTTTTGCAGTTCTTGAATTAGCAAGGTTTCGCGCCACGCTATCAGTCGGGCAATAATTCCAAAATTGGAATTACTTGTCAGGACGATATCGGTGCCAAAACGTTGCATCAAGTCATCTTCTACACTGTCCAGTATTTCTTCATATGTGGGAGCTAAGAACCCCCGCTTGTGTAGTCCGAAACTAGCTATCGCCAAGTTCAAAACCTCCCTCTACGTTTTTCGGTTGACCATCGCCAACTTGAACAGTTGCGCTAAAAGCCACATATAAGCCTCTTCTAGGCATTTTCTTAAAAGTGATACTATTAACCGTTTTGACCTCTGGAACCTTTTCTGTGATGGTCGTAGACATGTCAGCGGATGCAAGCTGAGCGTTAAAATTCTTACCAATGAAATTGCTGTAATCTGCGCCTTGATCTGGGTCAAGATTAGGCATTTCACCGTAGCGAATTAACAGTGTAGCCCTTATTCTTTGGGCTATTTCGTCAATTCCTTCAACGATTGCTAAGTCGTGAGTAGTAGGGTCAATAACTAAATCACCGTACTCATTAACTAATAAATCCTTAGCCATTTTTCGCATCACCTCCGAGAACTCCAACAATAATCGCATCATTAGCATCATGAACCCTTGAACTATTCGGAGTGTAAGTGTTGACAGCTCTACCACCTTCCCAGTTGTCATTATCACGGTCTAATACCACCGCAACTACTGGGACGCCCTTTCTCATAAGCTTCTTTTTAGGCAGCTTATCAACCAAATGCGAACCCGTTTCAGAATCAATTCTTTTAAATTCTGGTTTAAGTCGCTCAATCATTTCATCCAACATGTAACAATTTTCAGTAACCGGAATATCCAGATATTGTGCTGATGTTTCGCCGTCGCTTGAATTAGCAAGCGGTAAAATATCCGCCGTATGATCTTTCTTGTTATAGTCAATAACTTTTGCAATTAATGCATTTTCCATTCCAGAAATAATGCCCCATTGAAATTTGCGCATTGCGTTGATAGCCGCCTTACGTTCTTCATTTTGTGATTGTGCCATAACACTCACCTCCTTAAATCTTTCCAAGTGAACATTGCGTTTGTGCTTTATCCATGTCAAATGTATGTTGACCGGCTTTCACATAAAAATAGCCTTTCAAATACTTACTTTCCATGTGAATCCCCACGTTGGTGGTTATGTCTGGAACCAATGGAACCATGATTTCCCACGTTCCTTTACCGGAGCTGTCATCGCTACTTTCGTTGTAACTTGGTGGCTGTAACAGGTCTTGGCCATCAATCTCATACCACGTTCTCTTTGTGCTTTTTGGATTAATGATTTCAAGCTTTCCTTGAATGTAGGTCATGATTGAACCTGTTTTTTTGACCACCTGTTTAAGCAGTGTTAATGGTTTGCCCTTTGCGGTAAATGACTTTTTCAAAGTTGGATTCTTTGCTAAGTCAATCTTAGAAATTACGATTCCTGATTGACTTGCAATTCCTTTGATCAAAGTCTTATAGTCCGTGCCTTTGCGAAACGTCTTATTAACTTTGACTACTTTTGTAGCACGGGTTTTAATCCGTTTCTTACGCCACTTACCTTTAATGGTTTCTTTATATGGCGTTCGATGGCGAACCGTGTACTTCTGTCCTTTTTTAGGACCTCGTTTGTACTCTTTGGTCTCTGTGTAATGGTGGTATCTAGTAACCGTCTTATCAGGTTGCTTGACCCACTTCGTTACATATTTGTTGACCTTCTTTTCTTTTGTTACTTTCAATTTGCGAGCGGCTACATTGCTGTAATTCGTGCCCTCAGTGAAAGTAATTGTAAAGGTATCAGTTGTACCATCGTGGTTAGGAATGCCGATTTTTTCGATAAATCCCTCAGCAAGAATCTTCTTATCTGGTCCCCAGTTAAACGCAACATAGCAATAGAATTTCTTATGATAAAAATTTGCATGCTCCTTGGTCATGTTGTACAAAGTGACCGTATTTTGCTGTGGCGTAGACGAATCAGCAAAGTTAACTTCAAACGTAAACGGATAATTATGCTTATAATGCTCGTTGTTGTAAACGGTTTGGGTTTTGCCTTTATCGTTAGTGCAGACAAACCACATGTGTGGGTTGCTAGTAACTATCAATATGAGACCTCCTGATCCGTTAAATCGTCGCTATCTTCGTCAGGGTCATACCCCAGTGGTTTGATAGTCGGGTCTTCGTCTTCTGAACCAAGTGGATCAATCACATCAATGTAAATTTGAACATCATAGCCAAACTCAGCCTTGCCGGCATCTTTTGCGTTACCAGTTTCGTCCATCACTCTCATATCAATTCGAGGTAAACGAGTATCAGGAATATCAATAGCGACTAGCTGATTAAGTATAAGCGGCTCCTGTTCTAGCAAGGTTTCGCCATTCTGATAAATAGTGATGGTATACCAGTCAGCAACGGGGTTATAGTCAATTCTTAGCGTGTAAACCTCGCCAGCCAATTCGATGTCGAAAATGTCCGGCAAATCATCAATGTTCACTGGAATATATTGACGCATTTCACCCCTCCTTACTTAACTCGCATCTTGCTTTTAGCCTTATGCTTCTTATCGTTGACATAAATCAAGTTGCCGGCATAAATCCGGTTAGGATTCTTGATCTTGTTGACCTTTTGAAGCCAAGAAACCGACTTACCATAGCGTTTGGACAATCCCCACAGGGTATCGCCCGGCTTGATGGTTATTGCGGTGTAGTTCTTGTTTCTGTTGCCTGCCAACGTCTTAGAAGACTTCGACCGCTTAGCATTCTTCTTTTTGCCGCTTGTCGTGATCTCAGCAGCTCGAACAAATGTAAAAGTTATTGAAACCTGCATCGTGTTTTTGAAACCGGTAAATTGCCGGTCAAGTTGTGATATCAGCAAGTGCTTGTAATAAATGTCACCACGGAACGTTAATTCTTCATGGTGACTGTGCCACGTTCTTAACTGCACCCATTTATCATGGGCTGTGCGACCGCCGTTAATGTCGTCAGAAATAAGACCGTCAATAGTGACCGTCTTAGAATTGAATCTTGCGTAATCTTTACGAGGTGCCCCCTGATCAACGGCATAAGAAGTAATGTTTGATGAATTGCTTTCTGATTCCGTATTTGTGGGGCTAAAAAAGACAATATCGCTTTCTGTCCCGTTGAGTGTAGGAAAAATAGCCATATTGCCTTCATTCGTAAATTCTTTTTTATGTTGTTCAATTTTGCTGACCATCGCGGCTTGATCCGTGGTCTTGCTTTTATTAACACGCTTTTTGCTGGTCTTAGCTGGTTTAAGCTGATTTCTATACTTTTTGTATCGGTTCATGTCTGCATGATATTTTTTCATGTATTCTTCAAACTTCTTAGTATATTTAGCTTTCAGCTTTGGATCTTTCGTGTTAAAGACTTTTGCTGAAAAGTTCATTGCCGTCGCATTGGCTTTCATTGCCGCACGGTGAGCTTTATCAGCCTTATCTTTGATTTCTTTTATTTTTCTTTCTGCTTTAATTTGCGCCTTAGTCTTTTTGCGCCCCTTACGGGGCTTAGACTTGTTTTTTGGCTTTTCTTTTTTAGCCAAATAAAAACAACTCCTTACTAATAAAGCGATGGATCCGTACCTAATTCATCGCTTATGTTTACTAGAACCTTATTAATTTCACGGCGTACCAGTTCCGCAATCCGCTTAGCATCCTCCCTTGTCCCGTAGATAGGACCGTTGAGGTTGATGTTAATGACCGGCGCTGAGCTGTGTGACCGTGTAGGTCTGTTAATCTTTGGAAACTTAAACATTTGCGCTAAGTCAGAAACTTTACGCTTTGTTTGTTCGTGACTATCAACTTTAACAGGACCGTCAGCAGTGATTAGCTCTGGACCACGTTCACCTGCAATAAATGGAGTGTGTGCTTTTGGACGTCCACCCTTTGCGTAACCGCGACCATTGCCTAATGCTGACAAGCTAGAACCATAGCGGTGCTTAGCATAATTCAAGCCAGCGTAAATGTTGGCAGGTCCGTTAAAGATACCGCCAGAGCCTTTACGCTTAAAGGCTTCGAATGTTGCTCGCTTAGTTTGCATAAGTCCTAATGCTGGACCAGAACCGTTACCGTCTGGGTCACTCCCTGGTTGTCTTGCGTTAGGATTACCACCTGACTCAGTTTGGATCTGACGCAATACTCTTGCGACCATTGAATCAGAAGTAGACAAGTGCAACATACCAAGAACTCGTTTAACTGTACCAGCCCAACGCTTGACGCCTTCACCACCGATGTTGCCACCGAGTGAACCTTCATCGCCTAACTTGTCCTTAATCCACTTTAAAGCGGCTGGACCAAGTTCGCGTTTTGCTAGTGCAGTTAAGTTAGTAGCTGGCTTTGCAGTCTTCTTAGCAGTTGATGCATTGTGTAACCCTTTGACACGGTAGAAACCATAGCCCATACCCATGTCATCAGCAATTCGTGTGACACGCGCTTTTGGCGGTGTTTCATTGAACATTGTCCCGGTTCTTGGATTCTTGACGATACCCACGTGACCGGCTGCGCCTGTCCCATGACCGAAAATAACCAAGTCACCCGGAATAGTTCGATTAATGCTTTTACCAAGATATTGGAGGGCGGAACTATGTTGCATATCAACAGTTGAACGCCCAGCATTAATTCCGAAATGCTTTAAAGCTTGTGCGACCATACCAGAACAGTCACTAGCCGCCTTACTCATAGCACCCATGACATATGGGACGCCAGAGAATGTAGACTCAGCAAATCTCAGGAATGCTTCACGAGTGCCACCTTTACCATCACCACCGCCGATTGCGTTGTTGATGACCGTCCACATCGCGTTAGACCAAGAATTACCGAAGTGCTGAGATGAATTTTGCGCTAATCCGATAGAACCACGCTTTAAATTCGATCCGCTTGGTTTGAGCTTGTCTAAGAACATTTCTTTGAAGCTTTGTGCTGGGTTGGCTCCCGCCTTCTCAGCAAGCTTTCTCAATGCGCTATGGCTTAGCCCTGATCCCTTGGCAAAATGCTTTACACCGGCTGATTTAGCCACCTGTTGGGTCTGCGCCCCGTTGAGGACACCCCAGCCCTTTGGTAGCATCATGGTGACATTGTTGCCACGTGGTAAGAACAATTCATTCTTGTCACTAACTAAGGCTTCTTGTCTTGGTCCTGTTTGTGCATCGTTGACCATAGCAAGGGTATTTTCGGTTAGACGCCCGTTTGCGTCAGTACCAGTAGCAAACTTAACTGGCTTGATAACTGAGGTATTACCGCCGAACTGTCCAAGGACCTTGTCAATTCCAGTAATACCCTTGTTAATCTCACCAATTGAGTCGCTCATTGCATCCCTGGCAAAGCCTTTAGTTTTGCCTAATGCTTTACCAAAGCCTTTTGCAGTGGATTCACTAAGACTGATAACACCGTCATGGGTCTTGTCCATCTGCTTGACAATGCCTTTGTGCATGTCTGAGTAGTCAGAGATAGCCCGTTTTCGGGTCTTAGAGCTGTCTTTACCCGTTTGACGTGTAATCTTATTCCAAGTGCTTGAGCTCTTCTTAGAAAGGCTATTAAGTGACTTGGATGACTTGTCCGCAATTTGTTTGTAGTCGTTAGTTACCTTCTTTGAGGTTTTACCAAGCTTATCAGTTCCGCTTGCGTAGCCTTTGAGGGTTAGCCCATTACCTAAACCGCCGTTTAATACCTTTGCGGTATCGCGTGCATTCAGGATATGCTCGCCAGCATAAACCTTTGTAAATTGCGGACCATTAGCACCAAGCAAGCGAACGTTGTTAGCATAAGGTTTGTATGCTAATTCGGGACCAGCTTCACCGACAAGGGCACCGTGTGAGGCGTGCATAAGCCCACCGTTGGCGTGTGCCTTGCCTGTTAGTTTACCTTTAACCCAGTTGACTCCCTTGCCAACTGCACCAAGTGCCGCCTTGACAGGCTTTGGTGTGTGATCACTGACCCATTTACTTAGACCTTCAAAAGGCTTTTTAAATAGGTCAACGGCATTTTTACCAAGATTGCCAAACCAAGTTTTAATGCCTTTCCAACCAGATTGAACGTCCTTGTTAATTCCACCAGCCCAGCTTTGCATGCCATTCCATTTAGACTTGAAGAACTTACTTGATCTGTGACTTAGATTTCCTGACCATGAGGTGAAACCATGCCAACCGCTTTGTACGTTCTTATTGACTCCGCCAGCCCATGACTTCATGCCATTCCATTTAGACTTGAACCATTTGCTTGATTTATGACTTAAATTTCCTGACCATGAAGTAAAGCCTTTCCAGCCTTTTTGAACGTCTTTGTTAGTTTTACCACCCCAGCGCTCCATGCCGTTCCACTTGGACTTAAACCACTTATTAGACTTTGCACTAAGCTGTTTAGTCCAAGATGGGAAGTCTTTCATGCCTTTTTGAGCATCTTTAACAACTCCATCAGCCCATTTTTTAGCATTAACTTTTGGAAGAATTCCAGATGCTTTAAGCTGCAATTGACTATTTTGGGGCTTTTTACCATGAACTTGTGGTTTAAATCCAGCTAGCCATTTATTGAATCCATTTTTCTGAGGATCAAAGCCTCCCCAGTCCCAATTTTGTTTTCCAGCCCATTTACCAATATCGCGGAATAAACTTCTAGTTCTATCCATTCCATCACTTGGCTTACCGTGTGGATTAAGATGCGGATTGTTTCCAATCCACTTATAAAAGCCACTCCAATCCAGCCAAGTTCCCTTGGTTTCTTTTTTGACTTCTGGACCGCTTCTACGCCAAAAGTCTCTATCAGCAATATGTCCAGCAGCGTTCCAAATCGTAGAAGCAGAACCACTCAAAAGATCCCAGGCATTATTTGAATGCGCTAAGGTCTTTAAATTTAATCTATGATTCATTCCCCATGAGCGTTCAGCAAGGGAGCGTTGATCATGGTACTTATTGGTCTTTAAATCATAGTATCCATTGTCATCATAAGCATACAGAAGCTTTTTACCTTTCAGCTTATGGTCGGACAGGGTGTAATAACCGGATTCATTATATTTTTCGGCTTGACTATCATACTTGCCGTTTGATTTGCTGCCTTTTTTGCCGTAAACCAAATACTTCGCAGCATGTCCATTAAAGGCTTTTACAAAACTTTTAGCGGCATCAGGTCCCATAGCTTGACCAAGTTGTGCACCAATCGTAGCACCTACCGTGCCACCGAGAACTCCACCAATTCCAGCACCGACAAGTCCACCGATACCAGCACCAGCACTTTGAATTCTTTGCGTTGCGGTTTTAGCAGTTGCAGCTTGATAAAAGTCGTTACCGATTTGAGCCGCATTAAATACAGCAGATACGCCAACAGCTAATTTTGCGCCCTTGGTCATGTTTTTAAAGCTGGTATTTGTTCCAGTTAACTGCCCCGTGGTTTTACCAATATATGCAACCTTAGGACTTATATCAGCAAGCTTCTTGTACTGTTCGTACAATCCACCCACAAATGAGACAGCTTTTGCAACTTTGACGGTTGCGTATCCTGCTAAGAATCCACCACCGACAAACTTCATCATCGTTTCATGCCGTGTAGCAAAACGAATCAGGCTTACAAGACCGTTTGCAAAGTCACCTACGACTTTACCAACGCCCTTCTGGAATTTTTCACCATCTTTTGATAGTAAGAACTTAGCAAGCGAGTTACTTGCTTCGTTAATTGCCGGCAAAACAGCGTTACCCAGCGTCATCTTAAAGGCATTCATAGCCTGTTGAGCGCTGGCGGCGCTACCTTGTGCGGTACCCATGTTCTTTTTGGCTAATTCAGCTACATACGTACCAGTCTTACCGGCTTTTTCTGTCCGCTTAGTTAAGCCTTCTACTTCTTTCGAATATTTAGCTAAAATCATGGCACCGTTCATGCCAGTAGTTCCGAATATCGACTTAAAGAAGCCGTTTTGGTCGGAGCCACCTTTACTATGCTCTTTAATGTGCTTGTAAAGCACAGCCATATCTTGCGACAGCCCTTTCAGGTTGCCGTGTGCGTCCACCATTTCAGATTTTTTAATGCCAAGCTTGGTAAAGATAGAATTCTTAGAACCGATCTTGTTAACTTGGTTAGTTAATCCATTGATTGTGGCACGTAGGGCAGTACCAGCCTTGTCAGATTCCAAACCGTTGTTAGATAGAACACCTAGCGCTGACGCTGTTTCCGCCAAACTAATGTTGTTAGAGTGTGCCGCAGTACCAACGTACGACATAGCAACACCTAAGTCACTAAAACCTGTTGAAGTTGCATCAGCCGAGTAAGCCAACTCGTTAACAACGTTTTTGGTGTTTTTCAGCATCTTGCTGGTTGAGTCTGCACGCATACCGAATGCGTCAAGAACCTGTGAAGATACCGTAGTAACATCGCTGAATTTGTCACCAGATGCCACACTGGCTTGCAATTCGGTTTGGAGGGCTCCGATTGCTTGTTTGGTGGTATAACCACGCTTAACAAGGTCTTCATACCCTGCCGCGATTTCTTGCTGTGACTTGCCGTATTTAATGGACATGTCACGCCCTTGACGTTGCATTTCAGTAACCGACTTAGTTACTTCTTTTTGCTTTTCACCACCAAGAACAGCAAGGTTGTTAATTTCGCGGTACCTTTGCTGAATTGCCGCTGATTGCTTAGCGCCAGAAAAGGCAGCCGCACCAACGGCACCAATTCCAGCCGCCGCAACTGTTGCACCACCTCGGATGCTGTCCCACGCGCTGTGGAGCTTACTCTTCATCGTACTGGTGGCTTTGGTGACCTCATTAGCACCCTTTACCCAGCGGTTAAACCCGGTTGGATGGATTCGTTCCATCTCAGATTGAGCGGACTTAATTCCAGCTTTAAACTTGTTGATTTCAGCAACTGTTTGGTTAAGTTTTATTTGCTGACTTCTATAAGCATCACTAGCCTTGTCAGTAGAACTAGTGGTGCGGTTCAAGGCACTTTGCAAACGGCTCTGCTCGGCGCTTAATTTGCCGATCGCGCCCTGATATGCCTTGACCTTTTGTTGATTAGCCTCGTATGTTTTACCCTCAGATTCCAGACGTCTAACATATGACGCGGTTACCGTGTCAATATGGTTTATTTCTCTTGGAAAATTAGCGGACATGTGCAAGCTATTTGCACGTCTCTGCAATTCCCCGAACGCTGAGTTTAAAGCCTGTGTAGCCTTTTTAGCCTCATTCACTTGCGTAAAATTAGCTTTTAAGGACAGCGACATGCCTTCATGTGCATCAGTCATGTATTAACGCCCTTTCTTTTTGGCAAAATAAAAAAGCCATCAGTTTATTTTCTGATTGACTTCACCTCACTATTTCTTTCCATCACCCCAGACACCTAATCCGGTGGCGCTTGCTTGCATGTTAAAACGTTGTTTTTCTTCTCTCCGCACGATTTCCCAGTACATGTTTAACTGGTTCCTGTTTGCTTTCATGGTTAAATCAAGCGGAATACCGTGCATAGCCAACCTAATTGGGTCTTCCCAACGGTCAGCCGCTTCTTTTAGATGTTCCTTATTCCAAGTTGCCGTCGATTCCGTCGTTAAGAAAGGAAAGCACTTCACGGGCAACATCTACCCCACCCTTGTGAGTGTCCCAGAAATCAAGGCTCTTAATACGTGGTTGAACAAATACGTCATTATCAACAGCATTGCTTAATACGAGTGATAGCTTAACGTCACCGTCACGGGTTGAATCGTCTTCAATCATTGAAGCAATGGCAAAACCTGGGTATTGAAGCGTCAAAGTGTATTCTTGTGGAGTTCCAGCGTTAAGAGTGATGTCCTTAGTGATACCACGTTGGTTAGGAACTGCACCGGTTTGAAGTTGCTTGTTTCTAGCAGCTAAGACATCAGCCATGCTAATTGGCTTATCTTCTGCCTTTGGTGCTTCTGTTGCTTGTGCGTCAACATTTACAGTAGTTTCTAAGTTTTGGTTTTCAGTGTTAGTAGTGTTGTCCATAAATTTTTACCTCGCTTTAATTAAAGAACTGAATTTTCTACAACGTTTAAGACCTTAACAGTGATGGTTCTTTCACCGGCTTCGTTTGCGGCACCACCGTCAGGCTTCTTTTGGATATATGCGTGTGCCCCCACATAGTGACGTGAACCATCACAAGCATCAACCGCATAACCACCGACACGACGTTCATCGGCTAAATCATCAATGATCTTGTTAAATGGTGACATTTGATTGATGGTTAAAGTAAAGGTACCGCCAGTTTTGTTGTTAATACTTGCGGTACCTGTTCCTTGAGGGTCTTGTTGAACTGATAACAAATCGTTATCGTATGAAAAAGTGAAAAGGGTTGTTGCACCATAGCCATAAGCAGTCTTACCGTCAATAGTGAAGTAAACATTATTGGCGTCGTAGGTGCCCATCAACCCCGTTTGTGCGTTGTTATGAGCTGCCATCTAATAAATCCTTTCTAGTTTAAAATCGTGTCTGATTGAACTTCACCGTGTACGGTAATGGTGTGAATTGCGCCAGAAACGTGGTAAGTGAAACTCAAACCACCGTAATGCCGGTCAGACAAGTCTTGTTGTGATTGTTCACTACGTTGTGAAGTAGTTACGGTGTAATCACCCTTACCAGTGGTTTCATCGGTTAAGATGATTCCTTGCGCATAGGCTTGTTCCATAACTTGCGTAGCAACACCATTGATTCGAGTAATTCCAACTTGGTCGTATGAGACCTTGCCATTTTCTTGCAAGAATTGCTCTAACTTGTTTTCCATGTTGGTGTTGACCCAGATAATGCCGTGAATGACGTCAATGTATTCACCGGACATAGTCCAGCCTTCTGATGTTTCACCAACACCACTAACTTCCACATATGCGAATGCATGTGCTCTATGGATTGCGGACAATTCATTTGAGGTCAAGACTTCTGGGGTTACACCCTTTAATTGCTTGAACTTCCAGGTCACAGAACCAACGGTCAAGGTAGCAACTGCCCCAACGAGAGCACTGTCCATGTTTTCAGCGGTGTCATGCTTCAAGCCAACGGTGTAATTTTGACCGTAAATCTTGTCAAATTGAGTCACATCGTTGCTTTGAACTACTAAAATGTGGTTCTTGTTGGCTTCGAAAATGTTTGACAGAGCAACTAAGTTGTCGTCAACGTCATTAGATGTGCGAACTGCAAAGGTCCAGTTAAAGTACCAGAAAGCCTTCAAAGCGTCGTATGCCTTTGATGGGTCATAGTCCAAAACTGCCACACGGTCGGAGTGGTTAGATTGTGCAAAGTAGGTTTGTGCCTTCTTATAAACTGCGGTGTCTTCACCGTAATCAACCGCAACCGCGTCAATGTTCTTGTATTCGCGGTAAATTGCGCCAGTTGCCTTGTCAGTCTTGCGTAATAGGATTCCGTTCATGCGGTCTTGTACGCTTAATTGATCTGGCAAGGTAGTTGCTGGCGTAGTTTGTGCGTTAGCATCGGTGCTCTTACCGTCTTTGCCATCTGATTGCGCTGGCGTTGGAGCCTTTGCAGTGACAGCATTTAGGATTAAAAGATTACCCAGCCCAACTACTGGACGTGGGTGTAAAACTGAAATAACCACGTTTACGTCGCTGACACGGTCATAAGGTGCAACGACAGTGGTTGTCTTAGCATCTGCCATTAAATTTCCTCCTTATTTTTGGACACATTAAAAGCGCCGTCGGTATCACTGCCGACAACGCTTGATGTGCCTTTAATTGATTCAATTGTGTAATCCTCGACATTAAAGTTGAGGTCTTTTTCTAAAAACTCAAAGCCACCAGTAACGGTGAAAGAGCAATCAAAACCAAAATCGTGATCATAATTAATGCCCTGTAAAGTGGTTCTATCGCCCGTGTTACCAATGCTTTGAGGTACTATGTACGCTTGCTTAAAAAACCTGCGATACGGCACTTCGTGGAGTGCTTCAAACAGCTTTCTAGCAAGGCTCATAGCTTGTACGCTCGAATTTGAGTGACAATCAATCTGCATAGTGCAGATATACTGTCTATGCTTGCCTAGCCAGTCGGCGTTTGGCTCTTGGTCAAAGTCAATCCATTTGAAAGTGAAAAACGGATAATCCTCCATTTCGTCAATGTTTGCATCTTCAACCAATTCGCATCCCGTGACCTGATTGACCAGCTTGCCAAGTATGTACTGCACTAAAAAATGATCACTCAATACCGGTAAATTGCTAGCCATTAGGGTGCTTATCATCTCCCTTTAATGCGTAAATGACAACGTCAGAATAGCCTTGAAAGTTGGAATTGCCAGTAATTCGATATTTTTGACCTGGCTGAGACGGCACTTCTACGACCGAGTTCGTGGGATAAAGCTTAGAGCTGATCCATAAGAGATCTGCCTGCGCCATCTCACCACCCGTATAAAATTGAGCCATGAAAGAATTTTGTGCGTTATTCGGTACAACCGGTTCATATCGCTGTTCCGGCTGCACCTTTGGCGCGTCATCGTCTTCAACTCTTACACCGCCCACGTAGTGAAAGTGAGCTTTTTTTGCTGGGCTGTCATATGGGTAAACCGTTAAATCTACTCCAAAACTGTCCAGCATATCCGCAAACGGAATGTAGAAACTCATAGCGTGCCCCCTGTCATTGGCAGTATTTTCCAAGTAATGCGTTTTTGAAGCTGTCCAGTGTCAACCAAGGGGTTATTAGCCCCACGCTTGTTATCGATGGTCAGCGGTGCGTTACCTGGCTTTGTCCAACGTCTCATTACTTCTCTCATATCACTTACGCCCATGCGTCCCAGCTTTTCAAGCAAGTCTTTACCAGTTTTGCCATCATACATAATCTCTTCAATACCTGCCTTGATGTATCGGCGGTATTTTTGACGGTAATCTATGCCGGTTTTTCTGATAAAAGCACGAGCTGGAATGTCTACTTTTTGCATCAGATAGAAATATGTAACCAATTTGCCGTCTTGATTGACAGCCGCAATGTGCTTGCCCTTAGGGATGAACAATTGATACTTATTTCTAACGTCTTTTGCAGTAACGTTCTTTCCGAACTCTTTAATAGCCTGCCTTGACGGAATCCATAAGAAGCCGCTGGCGTTTTTAGGGCGAATGTGTGCCCCATACTCGTTGGCTCTTACGATCGTCAAAAGCAAGCTATTTTCATCACTGAAAAAGCCAATTACTACCTGATGATGGTTTAAATAGTCCATTTCTTTCGTGATATGATCTAGCCTATTTTCGATTTCTTCAAAGCTGTCAGCCATTAGTGTTGCACCAATCCATATCTTGTAATGCTTCCGTTGCCATAAAGGTTATACAGCCATAAATATAGCTGCCCCCACGGCGAACGTTGGAACAGATTTAATTTGCTAACGTCAGCATAAGTTCGCTTCAATACTGAAACTTGTTCGCTGGTAACGTTGGCGCCACCATCGCCCATAGCCTTGTTAATCGTGATTAAATGCAAGGCTAAGTATTGCGTAGCCATGTCACGAGCTTTGATAGTCTCACCATCGTTGTTCTTGGCAAGCTTTGGAAAACCATCAGCCATTGCTATTTGATAAGCATTAGTCAATAGCCCATTTAGTGCATCATCGGACAGTTTAGAAGTTAAATCTGGGCTTAATTGCTTCACAGCATTAAGCATGTCTTGTAAATCGTCCATAGGCTACCTCCGAACTAGGCTTTCTTTGGATCGTTGATACCGTGCAATTGTACAAATGCGTGTGGGTAGTACATTACAAGACCACCAAGACGTTCAGTGTAAGGAATTGTGGTACGTCCTGAGTGGTATTCTTGTTGCAATTGTTGTACTTGTTGAGCCACTGGAATTTGTACAATGTCCGCGTCATTCAAGAAGATATAACCCATATCTTGTTTATTGCCATTAGAGCCAAAGTTTTGGTGTTCAAGTTCAGGAACTGCCTTAATGTCCTTAAACCACGGTCCAATCATTTGCAATACAGTCATTTGTGGGTTGTATTGGTTATAAGGCATGTCAAGCTGATCAATTGCGCTTTGTGGCAAGGCTAAAATTGGTTGAGCATTTGAATAGCCAGCCAAGTGTGTAATCTTGCTTTTTGCGTCTTTGAGCCAGTTTCTAATCTTTAAATTGTTGTCTGGGTCGTCAGCAAGTGCATCAAATGTAACCGGTGCGGTTGATTCTTGCACACCTAACTTAGAAACTGGATCAGTCAAACCGTTAATGTTAAGTGCTGGATTGGAATTGTGAAGCCCATTAAAAATAAGCTTGTTTTCGGCTTCTGCTAGTGCTCTACGGGCTCTTGTTGCCATTGGCGTTAAGATGTCCATGCCTACTTGTTGAGCTTCACCAAGTTGTTGACGTGAGTATCTAACCGCAATCGCAATATCAGTCAAGTTGGATGCTGATTCGGTTACATTCATGTCAACTACTGGGATATCGTCGGCACCGTCAACATAATGAGCGGCTTGACCAGCGGTAGTCATTACCTTGTATGTGGTTTGCTTAGTCCATGCTGGAACGCTGAAAGTATGGAACAGTGACATAGCTGTTAATTCTCGTTCCTTTGGAGTCTTAATAACGTTGTCAACATAGGTAAGCTGTTCACGCGTTAAATAGTCCTTATTCGCCATTATTTACCTCCGTTCTTGTTATCTGTGCCAGTTGTTGAACCCGTTGATGGGGATGCTGGCTTTGTTGCTGGCGTTGGGTTAACTGCTGGTGTGCTAGGTTGGTCAACTTGTGGCGCGTTAGCATTTTGCAAACCTGAACCTGTAACAGCCGTATTAGAAAGCTGGATACGGGTTTGCATGCGTGCGGTACCGCCCTTATTGCCGGAACCTAAAAAGACGCCAACGACTGTATCGTTAGCGCCTGCTGGTTTGAAATTGCCGTCCTTATCAACGGCTGCATTCTCGTTTTCATTTACATCTTCATTGATTGGTACTTGAATAGTTCCCTCACGAGCTACGCCAAATAATTCACCGGTTTGCCACTTGTCAGCATCAATGTTTTCTTGTGTTAAGTAGTCAGCGTTTAAGTAAGTTCTGCGTAAAGCCACGCCGAAAATATTTCCGCCGGTTGCTGGAACTACCAAACCATCTTTAATTGCGACACCTTGACCGAAGCCGATTGGTGCTCCTGCTTGTTCGGTGTTGATTGTTGCGCGTTCAATGGTTGCTAATTGACCTGGTGCAAGTTCACCGGTGTTGTAAAGTTCTCCATCTGGAATTGCCATTTAATTACCTCCTTAGGCTAAGTGGTAACGGTCTTTTGCGGGTTTATTGTCTACGCTGTCTGTCTTGACATTGGTTTCAATACCCGTGTAACCAACTACGCCAGAGTTATTGCGGTTCTTGATTGAGTCAAAATAAGCGTCAATATAGTCATCTGACTTAGCGCTTAAATCGACTGAATCAGTCTTGCTGATAGCTTCTAGCTTCATTTCTTTCGGAGATTTGCCTTTAAAATCAAAAGAATCGCCAACATATGGCTTTACTTCATCGATAAGTGCCATACGGTCAGCGATTGCTTGATCTAGTGCATCCCCTTCAAACTTTTTCTTTTCTGCGGCTAATTCCTTTTCAAGAGAATCAGCCTTGGCTTGTGCTTCATCAAGTGATTTCTTGTTAGCATCAGCACCACCCTTTAACTTGTCGCGTTCGGCTGTCAAAGCCTTAATTTGAGCGTCAAGTTTGGCAATTTTTGAGTTATTAGCCTTGTTGTCAGCATCAAGCTTTAAAATTCTTTCTGCGTCTGTGGTTGCGACTGTGACATCTGCACCATCTAAACGAATTTTTGTAGTTTCCATTGATGTTCCTTTCTCTTGTGAATCATCTATAACCATTTCTGCACTGTCACCGGTTAATCTCACCGAATGACCAGCACGACCACGTTTAACTACTGCGACGTGATTAATTTGAATGTTCTTTTGTGCCGAATCGTACGCCATACCCTTGAAAGTACCTTTAACGGGTACCACATCAGTTTGAAATCCAATTGAAAGCTCTTGCTTGCCGCCCTGAATTTCTTTGATTAATGCCGAATCGGTGATAGTCATGTCAACTTTCAGCTTGTCACCATCAACATGGGCATTATTGGCGGTTAATCCCTTCATATATCGGTTCGTATTGGTCACGTTCACCGATTCTTGTGGGTGATCGTCTGTAACTGGCTTTGAATTTGCACTCTCAACAGCCGAATCAGTCAATAAATCATCAGGAAGTTTGGCTTCCATGGTGATCTGCCCACTTTTACCGATATAAGGAAAAACGCCCACACGTGCGATTGGCACATTGCTTACATGCAAGAATCCTGTTTGTGAATCAACAGAAAACTTGTTAATCGTCGCTGTATCGTACCGTGTCAGGTTCATGCTATTCGCCTACTGGCACTAATACCGGTTCTTTGGGGATGTACAGTGTTTGCCTAGGCTTAACTCGCATGGTGTCCTTTGGTACATGGTTGAAATAACGCAACTGTTGCAAAGCGACCTTGTACTTTTGAGCAACATCAAACAATGTTTCGCCATCTTGCACGGTGTACTGTTCGCAGCCTGTATAATCGAACATCCCTCTAGGGTCTTTTACTTCTGCCATTGGCTTCACCTCCTTTGCTACTGGTGTTGGTTTGACAACTTCAATTGGCTTTTCTACCTTTGGAGCTACCTCCACGCTTTTAGGCTTCAAAGCATTAATTGCTTGCTTAGTTTCTTCATTGGTTAAATTGGTTGAAACTGGTTTAATTTCGTTTGAATCTTCCATAAAATCCTCCTAAAATTTCACAAAGTAAGAATGTTGATTTAACGGGCTTAAATGAGATTCACCCACGGGCGGAATACTTAAAAATTTCACAAAGTTTGCTAATTTTGGGCATGAAAAAAGCGCTCCCTCGCATTGAGGAAGCGTTTGTGTTTCATTTAATTTTTAGTCAATCGGGTCAGCGTAACACCTGCACCTTATCGGCTCGCCAGGTAGCTGCCCATTATCCCCGCCGTTGGGGTCATCATACTTAAATTCCTTGCCGTCTAACTCTCTGTGTTTTAGTCTTACCCGTTTGTCCTCCATTGAACGCCAAATATAGCGCGTTGAGCCTGCCTGTTTGTTCCGGTAAGCGTCAATCTGGGCTAGTATTTTGCCTGTCTGATCAGTTGCAATTAGGTCAGCATGACGCAAAGCCATACCAGTTCGATTGCTGATAGCGTGGCTTATATCAGTAAGACCGCCACCATCATTGACAATGCGGTAAATGTCGCCTTTCAGCTGGTCAATATAGCGCCCTTGCATGGTTTTGATCAAGTTCGTATTTTCTAAGATCTTACCCCAGGTATATTCGCGCAATTTTGCGTTATCTCTTAACGGATTTAACGCATAAGGTCCCATCTTCATCTGCACATTAGCTTGATGCACACGCGTCTTATTAGCACTGAACTGGTTAACCGCATAAACAAACCGCATAGTCATGTCATGCAAGATTTGATCTGTGACCGTGTTTTCCATATCAACAGACATCAAATTCAAGGTTTGCTGTACGTAATTAGTCCACTCTGGATTACGCGAATTATCCGCATCTGTGAGCATTTTAGTACCGTTAATAAGATAATGCCTTAATTGCGCGTCAGCCACTCTGAAAGCTATTTTTTGCCATTCTCGAATGAGTTTGGCTAATCCTCGGTAATACGACCGTTCAATCTTCAATGGGTAGCCATTTCTACGCCTTGCCATCTATACCAGCCTTTTCAACATCTTTGTAGTACTGGTCAATTTGCTCTTGCGTATATCGAGCTTCGATATTGTCGGCGCTGTCAGTCACGTTTGCGTTGTTCTGCATCCCTTGAATTGCGTTGTTGCCTTGCCCGTTGAACATGTTGCGGACTTCATCAGGGGCAAAAATACCGTTTGTGACCAGTGTTCCGGCCGCATTTGCATGGTTGACCAGTGTCTCGCTTTGCGTCTTGTCGTCCGGTGTCCATAGCGGATTAAACTCAATGTGCCATTCTAAGCTGTCTGGGTCTAAGTAACCGCCAAATTCTTTCGAATACATCAACAAGCGGACAATATTCATGATTTCGGGCTTCAAAATCTGCTCTTGTAAGGCTTTCACACTGTCATAATAGTTTTGCACGTCTTGCCCTGCGCCTGCCAGCGTGCCAGACTGTTCACCCGTCAAAACCGATTTAGGGATGTTTGACGCTGTTGAAAGGTCTTGCCACAAGTAATCAAGTAAGACATTCATGCCACCAGTTGGCGTTGCTAGCTTGGTCACGGTGTCATCGTTACCAGTAAACATCATAGCTTCGGTGTTTGCTACGCGTGCTAATTCGTCTCTGTCGCGTCTGAACTGGTCTAATGGTTCATTCATCAGCCTATCAGATTGGAAGACCTTAAACGTAAATTCTCGTAGCATTTTACCCACTGATTCGGTAGCAATCGCCATATTATTGAGTTGCTTTTCACAGCGCTTGATAATTGATGTCCCTGTTTGGTCATCGTCAAACTTGTCTAAGCTGATGTGACTATACCTGGTAGCATCAAGAACAATCGCATTTTCGTCCTTGGTTTCTTGTGTTGGATTACCGTACCTGTCTAATGTGGTGGCGGCTTGTTTTGGTTGAATCTTCAATTTTGACTCTTTGCCGTAGTCGTCACTCGTTGGATCATCGTCGGTTAGATAGCTTTGTACATTCTTTTGACCGAATGCGTGCAATGCTACCACATTCTCGATGTTTTCAGGGTCAAGAGGGTCAAATGTACTCGTTGGATTTGTCTCTTTAACTAGGTAAGTTATATAGCCATCTCCGTGTTTGCGTTGATAGATGATTTGCTGAGATAAAACCTGTTGCGTTTTTAAGTCATTTAAGCGGTTTTGATACATCTCTTGTAAATCTGGCTTGCCTGGAATAACTAAACGGAATCCGTTTCTTGTGGCGTCTTCTGCAACCTTTGAGACCATCTTATGAGCGATAGCATCATACTTGTATCGATCGTCTAAGGCTTCATAGTTCTGTGAGTGATCAGCTGTCTTCCATGCAATCGACTCATAGTCAACCGTAGGACTTAGGTCAAGCGAATCAGACCGCACAACTGGCGTTTTGAAGTGCCTTATTCTCTTTTTTGCCATTAACGTCCTCCTTCCTAATATCTAACGATTGGACCACCGAACTTGGTGTTAAGCCGCCGTAATGCGTAAACCATCGAGTCCACGTTGTCATCGTGCGGCATATTTGGGAAGCCTAGAATTTCAGCAATCCAGTCTTTAACTTCTGGGTGCCATGCAGGATGCGGTATATAAACCTGTCCAGCTTCCCACATTGGAGACACTGACGCCGCACGTGCTTCCTTGCTGTCTGCGCCTGGTGACACCGGCATAATTCCTGGAATCTCACGTCTAAGCGTGTCAATGATTGCCGGACCGTTTGCCTTGTCCTCCACTAGCTTTACAGTAGCGTCAGGATACATGCGGGACATGGCTCTAATAGCGTCTAGCGTTTCTGTAAAACTCAATCGCTTATGGCACCAATTAGGGCGTAGAAAATAGCTTGCATCACGACGTGACCATACTTGACCTGCTACAAAGTCGTCATTAGCTTTACTCTTGAAAGTTGCATCCCATGCTTGAACAGTTTGATCTAAGTGACGGGGCAAAATAGCAACATCTTTTTCGGTTAGTCCCAGCCTTGCCATGGTTTCGCGGCTGTCCACGTAGTACTTTACCCATTCATCTTTGAAGATGTTACCGCCCTCAATAATTGGGCTTTGCTGGTAAAGAGCCGTAAACTTGACCGTCCCCATGTCGTGCTTGTGAGTAAGTAATTCATCTAACATGTGCAATTGCGGGCACAGAGGCTCGCCGTTCTTACGTCCAATTGCGTCTGTTGTCCCTGCTGGGATGTCCTCCGCAATGGCTGGCAATTTGATTTCTTCCCATGGTAGGGATGACTCAGATAGCAAGCGCCCTGCTAGGTCGTCTGTCTGCCATCTGGTCATAATTACGATAACCGAGCCGCCTTTTTGCAGACGTGGGTAAAACGTTAAATTCCATTCGTCCCATATCTTGTCCTTGACGGTCATAGAGTGCGCTTCTTCTGCGTTCTTTACAGGGTCATCAATAACCAGCAAGTCGGCACTCATACCAGTAGCACCGCCAAGAACAGAAGTAGCATAGAAGCCACCTCTGTGGTCCTGTACGGTGAATGTTTGGGCTGTATTCTTGCCTGTTTTGAGGTTGAACAACGGACCCGACCAATCAGAAAAAGCACGCCTGTTGCTTGCCGCAAACTGACTATATAAGTCTTGTGAGTAAGCGACTATCATGGCGTGCTTGTCCGGATATTTCATCAAGTAATAGCTTGGAAAAGTTTTCGTTATAGTTAAGCTTTTTCCATGTTGTGGCGGCATAGATATGATATAGAAATGCTGTTCACCGTCTGCTATCTTTTGGAGCTTTTCAGTGATTAGCTTGGTATGTGGATATAGCTTCATTTCAGGATTGGCTAGCAAGAAATAGTCTGCGTAACTTCTACGTGCTAGCGATTCCTTAGCGGCTAATGCAATGCCATTCTTTTCAGCGGCTGTTAGCTTAATCATCTTTTTCACCTGCTAACTTTGCTAAATTGCGTAACTCCTCAGTGCTTAACTTGTCCATCTTCTCACGCGTCTTATCAGCAACCGTATGGAGTTGTTCGGCTTGTGCCTTTGCTACCTGTGCCTCAGCCTGCGCCTTAATGGCTTCTGCCTGTGCCTTCTTAATCTGGGCTTTATCCATATCAGATAATGGATAGCGCTTCAAGATGGCTTCACTAGCACGTTGCTTCTCTGTGATAGTTGGGTGTACGGTCAACCAAAAACCGTCTTTTGTCTCAACCGTCGTAGTCTCTTCACCACGTGCAATTGCGGTAATCAGTTTCAAAGCTTCATCAGCCTTCATAATCTTGTCGTCTTCGAGCTTTTGCATTTGAGCGTCAATACGGGCTTTGATTGTAGTATTTTGTAGTAATTTATTAGCATTGGTGTGAGCATATTTTTCGCTGTATCCTGCCTTAATAGCGGCATCTGTGGCGTTGCCAGTCTTGACATATTCATCGGCGAACTTCTTTTGTTTAATTGTTAACTTCTGCTCTGCCAAAACTAGCTTCACCTCCTAAAAAAATTAAACTAATCTGCATTTTATATTGACATACGTATTAAACACGTGTATTATAATATGTGAAAGGAGAAATAAGATGGTAAAAAGAAGAGATGCCCTTAAAGTTTTAAAGGAAAATGGCTGGTGGTTCGACCGTCATGGTCATAATCATGATATTTATACCAACGGTCATCATTCAGAATCAATTCCTCGCCACGGTGATCTTAACAAAGTCACTTGGGAAAAGATTATGAAGCGAAATAATCTTAAAGGGTAAAATAAGGGGCAATACCCCTTATTCGTGTACCATCTTAAATTGTTAATTATGAAAAAAGATAAAATTGTTGTATTTCCAATCGTTATAACTCCAACTGATGACCCTAAAATCAAATATACGGTCAATGTTCCAGACCTTGACCGTGATACCCAAGGAAGAACTATTGCAGAAGCAATTGATATGGGGAAAGATTTAATCGGAACCATGTCACTGGTAGAAGATTTACCTGAATCAAATGCTAAAATTCCTAAAACCAAAAACAATGAAATTGCTACTTTGGTTACTGTTAATATTTCGGAATATAAGCGAAAAAATGATAACCGTGTAGTCAAAAAGACCTTAACCATCCCTAACTATTTAAATGAAGAAGGTAAAGAGGCAGGTCTTAATTTTTCAGCCATCCTAGCAGATGGTATTAAAGCTAAATTAGGAATTGAGTAATGTTTCCATCTAACTTTTTATAATTGAAAAGATTTTTTGCATAAAAAATAAGCGTCATCTCTCAGCAACGCATATTTATATTCAATTCAATACTTTTATATTATTAGCGGCGCTCGACCGCACAAGGGCGAGCGCCCTTGGCTCTGGCGTTACGACTTGATCGCAACAATTATCAGAAGTATAATGATCAAAGTAAGAATAATTTCTGACAAGGCTATTCACCTCCTCATTTAATTACGGGAGGTGAATAGCCTTTATTTGTTATATGATCTTAGTTTCGCCAGAGCCAAAAAGCTTTAATTCAGGGATGCACCTGTTTTTCTGCTAAACGAGTCGTTTCTTCCACCAGTAATTGATCTCTTAACTTATTTTTAACTTACTTGGGAAGCAAGTAATTAATATCCTCTTCACTCATGTAATGATTTACAAAAGCAGCCTTTTTAAAGCGAGGATTTGTCTCCATATTGTCTTTTGTCATATTCCAGTCAGGCACAACCGTAGAAATTTGTCCATTTCTTCCTTTAACTAATATTCTGTTTTTGCTAACACGCTTTACTTCAATTTCACCAAATTTTTTATGAATATTTTCATTATTATCAAAAGCTTTCGTAGCTGCCTGCCTAGCCTGATTACGAAGGCGGACATATGAAGCACCGGTTTTAGTTGACTTAAAAGAACTCGATCTACCACCCATGAATATACCTACTTTCTTTTTAAGTAGTCCTTATATTCTTGAACAGCAGAATTAAAGCTTTTCTCATATCGGTCATTCAAATTTGAAGAAAGGTCTTTAAAACGAGAAAATTTTGCTTTTTCCAAATTACCGGAACCATAAGACAACGAATAGCCCCATTTTTTAGGCCCTCTCTAAATCTTCTAAAATCACACTACAAAATTTGCTAATATGCCTATTCCGTAGCATCCTCTTCAATTTTTTCATATGCCTAATTTTTTACTCCATTTGTCTAAGAATTCTTGTGGTTGCATCCCTGTATCAGCGACAAACCAATCAATAAATTCTTTATCTACGTCATTTTCAACACAATAAATGGCGCGTTGTATTCTGCGCTCTAATAATGACCCTCTAAGCGGATTTTTAACGCCGCGGTATCTTCTATGTTTATGTGCCACGGCCTCACCTATGGTCTTATTTTCTTGTGTCAGCGGGTGTCTTAGTCCTTCCATGAATCTCCATACTTTTCTATGTACTCTTGTGGCATCATGCCCGCTTTTTGTTTAAACGCCACAAATTTAATCATGTCTACTACCTTGTTGCTGGTATTGTACTTAACTAAATGTTCAGCTTCTTTGACCAGCTTATAATGCTTTCTAAGCTCGTAATACTTTTCTGGGGTCAATTAATCGCCCTCCACGCTTAAATCGCTGATACGCATGTCTAAGACGTTGACCACGGTCATCATCGCATTACGCTGGATCTTCAACAATTTAACCTGATAGTCTGACACGCCTAGCGGATTGATAATCTTGTTATCAATCTTTAATAAATCATCTTGTAAGTGTTGTCTTTCATCAGTTAACTTGCTGACTAATGTCTTATTTTGCATACTTTCTTGATCCTCCTTATGCAAAAACGTGCTCTCGTAGTCCTCAATACTTGGTACTACTGATTTCGGTATAGGAATGATTAATTCTGGTTCATCTTGCTTGATTTCAGCTTCTTTGATGTCGTCCTCTGGTGGGCGATATTTCGATTCGTGCCAAAAACCGCTTCTTTTTGGTGTAGCCTTGCTGTTCTTTTCTTCAACCCACTTGGCTAGCGATTTGTCTGGCTTATCTGGTTTCTTGTGATACATGTTTAAGCTCCTAAAAATGCAAAAAAACATCGCACATTACGTGTGATGTCTTCAATGTGTATTTAGTTTTATAACAGACTCGCTAGGATTCGAACCTAGATTACTGGTTTTGGAGAGCAGCCGCTTGCCGCTTAGCAATGAGTCTAAAAGCCACAGTCGTACTGTGGTTTCCTAACTATATGGATAACAGTTAGAAGGGTTAGAAATGAATAAATTTTGAACTTCAAAAAGAGCATATATTTGAGCCTTTTACAGCCCAATAGGGAGTGTGGGGCTCGAACCCACGATCCTTGCAACGCTCTACCATCTGAGCTAACTCCCTACCTGATCAAATGAGGTGCAAGATGCTTGCATTAAGCTACTCTTTTACAATTTCTGGCTCTTAGCCTTCTCTGCTTTATGTCGGAATGCAGACGTCCTCCACCGACTTTGCTCACGAAATCAACCTCAACGGTCTGTGCCGGAATCGAACCGACGTTTCCGCATAGACAGTGCGGTGCCCTAGACCTCTGGACTAACAAACCATTTGCACGCCTGTGCGTGACTAACTTAACCATTTATGTAAGACCGGTTATTGCCTCACATAATTGCTTTATTTTATACGTCGCTAGCTTCGAACCGACGATAGGAATAGCTGGACTCGAACCAACAAATTACGGGACCAAAGCCCGTTGCCTTACCGTTTTGGCTATATTCCTAGTTATGCGGGTGGCTATTAACCACTTGAACTTGTTAAATCGTTGATTATTCAGTCACAAGTTTAAGCAAGTCGCAATATAAGGAGCGGCCTTATATCTCTTGCTTAATTTAAATCTTGGTGAGGATTTATCCTCCAACTTTCACCCAACAATGCGATTGATGGTTATGCAAAAACCTGTATTGTAATTTCCACGTTTTGGGCTACTCGTACGGCACGTATCAGTTATACCCGCATTTCTGCGGATCATCGTGGACCAGAATTTTAACTTACATTTATCTCGTGGTTCCCTGACATGTCTGCCAGATTAGCGTGAGACTGCTTTACACGGAGCGCCTAAATCTCCGCCGGCAATTGTAATTCTGCTGACATTGTTGCCTACTTTATCAATAATTTAATGCTTTCTCACTCAACCAACGACACCTATTTCCTTTTCGGTGTAGGTCAACCAAAGCTATTACCCTTTGGCTTGTCTGAAATTCCGTCGGTATCCCGGCAGAACGTCGCTGTCGATTTATAGATTGAATGGCGTGAACCCTGTCATAGGTTTATACACACGCTTCCTCATATAAGCAGTGAGGGAATCCAACCCCCACACGTGACCAACTTGGTCAGTGATATACCATATCTATGGTTCTTGGTGCTTGCAACATTTTCAAGTTAAAAACTCAAAAGCACCAAGTTGAAATTGTTAATGACTTAAATTTAACGTGCCTCAACACTACTGCTTTGACCTCTGGGACACAGTCCCAAACTAGACGAGTAAAATTCAATTTATTACTTATGCAATTAATAAATATGATTATTATACTTAGTGCCGGTTTTCCACGCCGGCTAAGAGCTAGTGAGGAGTTGAACCTCACCACACCAGGCAATTATATAAAACGTATGTGGCATTACACCGAATGCTAGCTCATAATGCCTCGAATGAGGCAAAGTGATTATAAAATTTGGGATATGGAATTAGAATTGCCATTCCGCCCGAATAAACGGGCTACAACAGCATCAGGAATCGAACCTGGTCTAGGGCGCCAGCCGCCGTTACTGGTTAATTGGAGTTTTTTAATAAATATATGGTTTATTAAGACTCGTAACAGAAAAACAAATTGTCATTGTACCTACACTTCATCGAAAACCCTGCTTCCTAAATTTTCGACAATACTATAATATAGCCATTTCACTCCGCTTGTACTCCGATAAAAGTCCGTTTAAACTCCGTTTTTATTTTTTCGGTAAATGTGAAGATCTTTAAAGTAGGGGATGCTATACCAGTCTTTCCATTTTTCGAATCTGTCAGCAAATTCACACAAAGCTTGGCGCTTTTTGATGTAGTACTGACTATCTTCATAGCCTAGTTCCTGCTGAATCTTGTAATCTTCCATGTTTTGCAAGTAAGCCTCAGACAAGATTTTTTGATATGGAGTTCTGCCGCCATTTCTACAATTTTTTATAGTTTTATAGATTGCTTTACATGCTTGTTCTGCTTCCATGATGCGGTTAAAACTTGACTCAGTATGATTTATCCCACCATGCGATGAAACGCCTGACGCGTCCATTTTGGGGCTAGATAGGTGTGAATCATCAACAACAGACAGATCAGAAACATTTAAACCTGCATAATTTTGAAAATGCTCAAATTTAAACGTAAGAAAATTCCTCACGTTATTTGCGGTTGCCTTTGAATCAACCTCTAAATTATCATCTAGCGTCATTTGCTCTGCTCTATCTGCCATTCGTATATCACTCCGTCATTAATCTTCCCATGTAACTGTTACCTCAACATGGGGATGCATTGAATACCATTTCTCCACGCTATGCGTAACAATTAATTTATCGTCTTCATAAAATCCATCTTGCAGCACCATTTTTTTGTGTAGCGCTTTGTTTAATTTCATCTTTGGGTTCATCCCATCAAAGATTATTTTTGCGATGTTGTCGCTATCTGGCTTCTTTGTGGGGCGTTCTTTGCCTTTTAAGCATAATTCCCTACGCTTTTTAGAAAAGCTCTTAGGGATACCGAAATAGGCTTTTATGGACACGCCACACTGTGAGTTGATTGGCTCACTTATCTTGTGTTCTTTTCTGGCGTAAACTGCAAAATATCTCACAATATCCTCATATCGGTGCGTTTTTGCTGGTGTATAAGTTCTAACACCGCCAGCTCTACGAACTGTCCGCGGGCGTTCCTTGCTTTGTGGCTCACCAGGTATTACAAACTTGATGCAATTAACCGTCATTCTTTCACCAGCTTTGCAATCCTCTTTAAAGCATTGTTAAAATGCTTATCATTTCTGCTTCGATAGCTGGACGTTTTCAAGCCGCTTATAAGCGTTGCCAGCGCCTTGATGTCCTGGTCTTGTCTTGTCTGATCTTCAATAACAAGGTCATGCAACTCAGTCATTTGCCTTGCTATGGCATTGATAGATTTAGCGTTAGCTACTTCACCTTTCTGGACTTGAATTAATGCTTTTTGAAGCTGATCCAAGTCTTCCGACAGGAGCTGTTGCCTTTTAAACAGAATGTCAAGGCTTGCATTGGTTGCACGTGAGAATCTTATATTCTGACGTATGGAGATAAAAATTAAAATCACTAATGCAAATGACATAATCACATTAATTATTGTCATTACTTCGTTTACTACTGCCATGTAATCCCTCACTTTCTGCTAAAAATCATGTAAACTTCGTTAGGTTTAACTTTTGTCAAATGCTTTAGGTCAAAGTCTGCATTGTGAGCCAAAATATCTTCTAATGCGTTATCAATTGTGGGCACTACTGGTGTTGTCCATCCGGTCTCAACGCACTCAATAGTCACGTAGCTTGATCCGTTAACACTCAAAACACGATAATGGGTGTTAGTTATCCAGCAATAGAGGAAGTCGCCTACTTCTAGTTCGTCCGGACTGCAATACAGCTTTTTCAAGTCATTAAATAGTTTCATTTTTGTATAGCTCCTTTAAATGATCCAATTTCCGTGAAAAGTCCAAAATTGCCTCCACAGTCTTAGCCATTTTCTCCACTTTTAAATAAACGCTATAAATAGCCATGTTATCCTCGCCATATAATTCATATAAGCGAACTGCACAAAGATAAATGCAAATCCTATCCCCTTCAATTTTCACATTAAAGTCGCCATCAATTTTCTTTAGTTTCTTTTCATCAAACATATAGACGGATAAATGACCGGCGCTTGCGCCACAAAGAGGACAATGCAAGTTGTCTTCTGCCGTTAAAACATCGTAAGTGTCTATCGATATATTTACTCCGCAACTATCACAATGGAACATCATTTCATCTTGTCCATGTCCGGTTAATCTTTTACAGTTCATAAATCTTCACCTTCATCTCTGTCAGCAAATCAAACAATTCTTGTCGATTTGTGAAATTAATACCCGGGGGCATCAAGCCGATAACCTTAGCATACGGCACATAGCTAGTAAGTCATTCATCGTTATTCTCCCTTAACGACCTTTTTTAAATCTTCAATGTTTTTGGCTCTGGCTTCGTTAAATTTACTCATTTTGTCTATCCTCTCAATTACTTATCTTTATCTTGTGTAGCGTCTTTCCTTAAATCTCTACCGCAATTCGGGCAAAAATTCGGTTTCTTTTCTGTCTTATACATCCCTCGATTGATGTCAAAGGATCCATCATTATTTAGCGACAAGAAGCCACCAAACCTGCCATTCTTTTCTCTAAATGCATATGCGGCTCGATTCATGTTTTTAAAGTCACAGTACTCACATGGTGGCTGTACTACCTTAATCTTCGTCATCGTTATGCTCCTTTGCTGTTGCCGCTAGATCCACCTTTTTTATATGATCGCAGTTGTTCGCTATATCTCGGGCTAAATCGTCAAGATTTGAATAAAAATATTTATCTAGCACGTCGTTTTCATTAGTTGCCCTACATTGCTCATGAGTGGCATTAAGTGCAATGAGTGTATAAGGCTTTTCTAAGTCTTCATAGTCATTTAATTTCGTGACCATTAAATAGTTCTTATCAACGGACGCATCATCATTCCAACAGCAAATTGTGTCATTAACATTTAATTCCAATAAGTCGTTTTTTTCTGACTTTTCAACAATTTTAATCATGTGTTATAGCTCCAATCTTTTATCTGAAATTCCTGTAAAATCTAAACGTCTACCGCGTGAATCCGATAACAAGCGACTAACGATTTTAGGGTTATACGCCTGTTGCAACTCTTTAAGCGTTAAATTAGTTGTGACGATTAGCCTCTTTTGCTTATCAAGAATCTGTTTTAATACGTCCTGTTTAAATTCAGTTGCTTCTGTTGCCTCATTCTGTCGCATAGATGATTCACTGCCCAGATCATCAATCACTAGAACATTTACACTACCCAAAAAGTTAATAGCATTCTTTTTAGTCCACCAGCTCGTTGGATCTTCCATAGATTCATAAATCATGTCAAACATCTTACTAACGTCTATAAATAGGCAAGTTTGTGGTGGATTGCTCTTAGCATTTACGATATTAAGGATTGACATTGCTAAATGGCTCTTTCCCTCGCCTGGCGTGCCATACATCAACGTTGTCATGGCTTTATCAGGGTTATCAATTAGTTCATGGGCAATTTTATAAGCAGCATTACCCATTGAAGCCTCTTGTGATCCTTTTTTAGCCGTGTAATTTTCCAAAGACTTTTCTAAGTCCTCTGGTCTATCTACCAAGCTTCTAGTACGTAAAATCTTAGTGACCTTGTCATGCATAAAGCGTTTAACTTGGTCATTCTTTTCTTTTTCAGTTTGTTCTTTCATACATTCAATACAAAATGGCTTGCCTTTGCGGTCTAGCACCATTTGAGTTTTATGAATTGGACATACTTGGTCTGCTTTTTCGGTTTTAATTGCAATTCCTTCTAGTCCTTGCATCATTATCACCACCTTTAAAACGGTAAATCATCGTCTGGAATGTCACTTATATTTGGCTCGCCACCGTAGCCGCCATTAGACGGCTGTTTCGCTTGATTTAAGTCATTAGCATTCACATAAGAATCAAACTTAGATGCTTGAAATAGTGTAGATGGTCGCATATATTTCCAGAACCTCGTTCCTTGCCATGCATATGCCTGATTATCAATGGCTTTTTTGAAGTCTTCTAGCGTTGCACCTTCCTCAAACCGTTGTCTAATTAATTTCTGATAAGCTTTGGTTTGATAGCGTAGATGCTGATTAGTTTTTTTATTGAGATAATCAATAATTTCTTTGTAAGGGATAGGTGGTTCTGCGTCAGCAGAACTATATATATCTTCTACTGTTCTATTAGTTGTTCTATTATTACTGTTATATTTAGTTGACCGTGGTGTCATGGGGGTTGCGACATCTGTGCCAGTACCCCCCTGACACTCATTTCGCCACCCTCTTGACATATATGTCATGAGGTCGTCGCCAGCACGTATTTTTCGACCTATGATTGCACCGTTTTCACTGCTTTTAATATTCTCTCTACTAATTAATTTTTTCTCTTCAAGAAGTTCAAGATACCTATTAACAGAGCGTGAATTAACATCAATTCTTTCAGCTATTTTCTTGTTGCTCATAAAGAACGAGCCTGTGATATTCAGCATTGAAATAATATGTCCCATCAAGATAATTGACTTAGGCTTTTTTAAAAGGTCTTTATCTTCCGCGATTGATGGTGGAATCATTAAGAATGCTTTTGCACCAGTAAATGCTTTTTGCTCTTCGCTCATATTTATGCTCCTATCTTCATGCCGTGTGTAACAAGATCATTTTTCTTAATAAAGTCGTACAGAGCTTTATTCTTTTCATCTTTCTGTTTCCAATTCTCAATAAACGCTTTGGCTTGCTTGTCTCCACTACTTTCAAGACCTACAATATCGGTTACCAGTTCTTTGCCACCACCATATTGAGTTTTTCGCTTTTTTGCTATTTGAATTAATTCCTGCTTGGTAGTTTTCTCCTTACGCTGTGGCGTTTTTTCGTCGTTGCTTGGTAAATCTTCACCAGCGTAAATGTTCAAACCCAGCCCCGCAAATGCTAACGCCTTAGTTAACGCCCGCATTTGCGTTTTATTAATTTCAAAGTAAGTAACTTTTTTAGGGTCAAGTGCCCTATTGTGAAAGTCCATGACATAAAGCTTTGAACTATATGTCTCACCTTTAATAGTTACGCTGGCTTCAACTTCAACGCCGTACTCAGTACGTAAGTAATCGTGTGTACCAATCTGCTGATAATTACCGTCTGCTGTTTGTGTGTAATATGGGTATTCCCGCAGCTTATAACTAGCATCGGGGAAAATACTCTTTACCAGACCCCAGGCTTTCGCCCAGCTTAGATAATTAAGACCATTCTTTTTATCAACAAACTTAGAAACATCTACTTTTGACAAGCGCTCATAAACGCTAGCGTTGTCTTTTTTGGCTTGTTCTTTCTTTTCATCCTGCAACTGGTCAACTATCTTAATTAGCTGATCTTTTGTCATTTCTGCTAGCTTTGTTGCCTCAGTCATGTTTAATCTCTCCTCTGTCAAATTCTCGATTGAGTTCTGTAACTACGTCCTCGATAAGACTGTTAAATAGGCTCTGTGCTTGTTCTTCTGCCGTAGCCCTATAATTACCCTCGAAGTCAACTTTGAACTGCTTAGCGTACTGTTTTGCCTTGCCATAGGTCTTCATAGTGCGACAGTCATCTAGCATCTCTTTGCGGATGTTGGGAATATCGGCAATGATGCCATCTAGCCATTCTTGTGCGTCATGCATAACTGCCACCTACTTTTCCTAATGCTTGATCTAATTTTTGATCTTGCGCTTCTAAATAAGCTTCATTTTCGTAGTCGTACTGATTTTGAAATGAATCGGCATCAATACCACTAAATGATTCACATACCCAGTCCATGAGATCATATTCATCGACTGGAACACCTAAAAGCCACGATTTAAACATGTCTACAGCGTCCTCATATCCAACTTTTTTAGCAAAGTCTTCTGCACCATATTCCTCGAAATAGGCGTTCATAAAAGCAAAGACATTCTCATAGCCAATGCCTTTGCCGATTGCTACACGTTCACCGTGTACGTCTTGCAAAATAACGCCGTCAACTTCTTGTAAGTTCCGTAAATCACTATCATCAAACTCAATCATTGTGTTATAATCTCCTTTAGATATTGTTTTTTATTTCGTTGCTCTCAACATTAGCCGTTGAGGGCTTTTTTGATACCTAAAATCTTCTTGACTTCTACTGGCATAACCGCAAAACTAGAACCGCCAACGCCGCTAATAGCGTTACTGTTAGCCACAAGGATAAGCTGGCTCTCGCTGTACTTACCTGCTCTTTGATACGCCACACCGAATTGATGAACCTGTACCATAGCTTCATTAGTCCTCCTTAAATCCTGTTAATAGCCAGTCAACTTTCACGCCCAGAAAATGAGCGATCTCGCTAAGTCGTCTTTTACTTGGAAAAGACAACCCATTTTCATACCGGCTAATCGTTGTCATGCTTGTACCAATTCTTTCAGCCAGCTGTAATTGTGTTAGCTGGCGATTTTTTCTAGCGCGCATTAGTCGCATGCCAAAAAGCTTAGCTTGCATTATTATCACTTCTTTCTTAACTTTTTAACGGCACGCACCGACAGCGCTGTGAGAATGATCATCAAGACCAGCAGCAGTGAAATAATTTGGTCGGGATGCGTTACGCCGTAGATGCATAGCTGCTCTACAATCGCAAATGGTAAAAATAGAATTGCCATGAATTCCAGGATTTTACCGAATGCAATGGTCATATGGCTTAGCACGTGGTCAAGCTTTGTCTTGCCGTATTCTCTTTCGTATTCCTTTTTAGTCATCTTGTAACCCCTTTAATCCTTTCATTAGAGCGTCCATCATCAATGGAGCGGCTTCATCCTTAGGCATTTTTTCAATCTGCTCACGCATTTCGTCGGTTAGATGCTGGATTACCCCCCCCTAAAACGAACGGATTACCATACTCAAATTCACCTAAATTACTTCCATTTGCGACGCACATAATAATTGCGCTGTCTTCATCAACCTTGCTAAACAGTTTTGCAACTTGCTTAGACATCTTTTCTTTTGAAAATTCAGTATCTTTGTTCATTTCTTTTTCTCCTTAAAGTCTTGCTTTCTTTAAATAGTCTTTCCCGTCTTCCGCGAACCTATCCAGGTCTTCGCGCAAGTAATATCTCGTTCTGCCGTCACCTGGCAGGCTCGGATTGATAAATCCCCGCTTTACCGCGTTATCAAAGTACGAGCCACTTACACCAAGATAGTGATATGCATCTTTGCGGCTGAACATTTTTTGATCGGTAATTTCTCCGCGCTTTGCTAGCTCTTCTCTGACACCTTCACGAACTCGCTTAGCAATAAATCTTTCTAATTCTTCTTCGTTAATGCTCAGAAGAGCCATATACCTCACCTGCTTTCTGTTACAATTGAGTCATCTCCAATAAAGGAGGTGATTTTAATGAATAAACTGCATTATCCTGAATGCCAATCAGTAAATGTTAAGCCGATTGCAATTGGCAAAGGTCCAACAACTTTTGCCTTAGTTGTAATGAGAAAAGACAATCTTATTGGCGGATCACTGTACGTAAATTTAATTCGTTGCACCGATTGTGGATTCACTTGGCTTAAACTAACTGATAAAAGCACTGAGTTTATTAATAATCATCAGGATTAAAGTTAAGTTCTTGACCCAAAGCTGATAAGCGCTGCTTGTCAGCTTTTTTGATTTCATCTCTAACAATTTCTTTAATTACTTCAATTTGTTGTTCAGTGAAAATCTTGTCTTTGTTCATCTCAGCCCCTCCTTATTCGATGTCACTGCGTTCAATCAAGGGGCAAAACATCGTTATCTTTTAAAATGTCATAAATCAGCTTTCTGCCTTTTTGCGTCCAATACGTTGATGGCTTTGATCTGGTTCTGCCTTTATGATCTATAAAGGTAAACGGCTTAGTTGTTACATAGCCTTGACCCATGTAAACCTTGTATAAAATCCATTGACCGTTAACTTTATGCTGAATTCTTACCTTGTGAAGCAATTCGTTGAAGTCCTTAGCGTTATAACCGTAGTCTGCCGCAATTTGCGTAACCGCCAATGCGTCTGGCGCTCCAAGAATCACATCTAAGTAACTAGCCTTCTTATTGGCTTCCTCCAACTGGATTGTTAAGTTCTTTTTCTCCAATTTCAGTTGTGTGTTTTCATTTTGAAGAATGGCGTAACCACGCTTAACAATCTCTTGTGGATCATTCCACTTGCGTTCAACTTCAATTAAATACTTGCGGTATTGCTTGCCTTTTTCAGTGCGGCTCATGAGACAGAGCTGTTTCGCCATGTCAATGGTTAAGGCATAGTCCTGAATTGGCTTTCTAGCGCCATTATTAACAACCGTAGTTGAAACTACGCTCGTAAAATCTTGTTCTTCATCAAAATCTTTGAAATTTTGGCTTACCCAAAGGCTAAATCTCGTTTTAATAGCAAGTCCTTTATGCAAATCTCTTGCGCTAACAAGTTGCTGATCATTGTTAACAGTTACCTTGATTAGTTCTTGCATGTTTCTTCGCCTCCATCTTCTTTTCTACTAAATCAATCACTTCATAAATCTTGTTTGATAAGTCTGCATCCCTCGTTAAAAGACCTAATTGAAAGAGTTTTTCACGAATCTTTTCAAGTTCATCAAGACTTAAAGCTTCAATTTCTTTGTTCATTGTCATTCGCTCTTGTTTTCTTTAATCCGAACCTTTCACTTAAAAATAAAATCCATCGGAATTTGATAGATTTTTGACATCTTTTTTGCAAGCCCCAAGGTGATTTTATCCTCATCGTTTTCTAAATTTGACAGATTCTGATAAGAAACACCTAATTTAGCTGCTGCTTCTCTTAGGGTTAAATCTGCATTAACCCTAGCTGCCTTTGCGGTGATTTTTGGCATCTTGCACCTTCTTTACTAGCTCTTTATGTTCTTTTCTGGCTTTCAATAGTCGTAAATGATAGTAAAGCCAAAAAAAGAATAATCCAGCAATTACGATTAACGCTACTGCCTCAATTGCATTCATGGTGTCACCTAACTATAATTGAAAGTATGCTAAGCGGGCGGCTCGCCCGCCTAGCAGTTGGTTAACGATCTTCCTCAAGCTCACGCCTGAGTTTTTCGTTTTGTAGCTCTTGGTTTATCGCTTTGGCTCTTTCAAGTCGCACCTTGTAGAAGCCGTATGCTAAGCCAAGGGCTATTATTATGCTTTCAATCATAATATCTTTCCTTTCTTTAATGTTAAGGTCTTGATCAACCTTACATAAATATAATAGTTCATTTTAAACCGAACGTCAACACTTTTTTCAAAATAAATTGAACTTTTTTCCACCTTGTGCGAACATATAATTAATAATATATAGAAGGAGTTCAATTATGGCACGAGGAGAATCAACACCATTAGATAAAGAAAATAAAAATATTGTATCCAACAATCTAGTCGAAATTGCTCGATCCAAAAATTTACGTCAAGCGGATATTGTCCGTTTAAGTGGGTTAGCTAAATCTACAATAAATGGATATTTTAAAGGAATATCCTTACCTACCGAAACTAATTTGCTTAAATTATCAAAGGCTTTAAATGTATCTCCTGCCGACATTGATCCAAGATATAGCAATAACAAACCTACTAATAAATACTCTGATGCTGACTTAGATGAAATGATAGATAACGCACACTCTTACGATGGTAAACCGGTAGACGATCATGACCGCGCTCTGATAAAGCAATACTTAAAGGCTCTTTTTAGCAACAAGTAAGGTGATTCTATGGACAGTCATTTAAAACGTCTATTAAAGAAATACAACTTAAAAATACAGTTTGGTCCCACTCATGGAGATGGCTGCATAGTAGAAACACCTGACGGCTACCCTAACCTTTTAGTTGTTAAGGAAGGTCTTTCAGACGAACAAATGGAAAAAGTTATACTTCATGAACTTGGTCATGCTGAAAATGATGACGCCACAGAAAAAAACTACAAGACTGATTATGCTACCCGATTATCATGTGAAAGTGGTGCAAATAGCTTTGTAGTCCACGAACAGATAAAAAAGTATATTGATCTGGGCAATGATGCGTCAAACGCAAATTGGTTAAGTCTGGCTAAGTACATAGGCACTGATAACTATTGCCTAGTTCAGGAAGAATTATTGAAATACTGTATTAATTAAGGAATATAAATATGGCTATAATTTTTATAATTTTGTTAGCTATTACAATATGGGTGACTCTTAAATACATATCTCTGAAAAAAGAAAACAAAGAATTAAATGAGAAAATTATCTTTTTAAAGTCTCAGCTTAAAAAAAGTAAGACATCCATTTTTCGGAAAAATCAAAACGATGCTACACATATTGATCAACACTCTGTTTTATCTAAAAATGTATCGAGTACAAATAGTAAAGAAAAAGAATCAGAAAGTGTTAATACATCAAACTGGTCTGTAACCACCGAAAACGGGATTGAAATTCCTGTATCAATGACCATAGAGACGGGTGCCAATGATGCAGACTATAATCATGAAAATAATAGATCTCTCCAAGAATATCAAAATATTTGTGAGTCACGTCCTGATTACAATGATCAATTTGGTAGACCATTTGACTACCCCAAATATACTGATAAATATAATACTAATACTGACTTCGTTTTGCGTGAATTGCTTTTACTTGTTTGGTGGGGCAAAGTTAAAAAAGGTCGACTAACCACAGCTAGAATCCCCAAATATTTTATTTATGACTACAACCTAAACAGTCATAAAGTTACTCAAAAATTTATTGATAAAGGACTACTACGCATCGAAAATGATCGTTATGTACTGTCTGATGAAGCAAAGAGAATAATCAACTTTTATAGTGAATTATGGGAAATGCATCAGACTACTGGCATCCCTATCTGCTTAGATGAAGATTTTACTAATTGGAATCACGGCAAATTACTTGCAACTTTTTATCAAAAAGAAATTGAATATTTTTATAAGATGATAACTTTTTACAAAAAATTGATTGTTTTCTATAAAAAGCATCCTAATTTTTATAATGATAAGTTATTTATAAAGCATAAAATTCAAGATTTAAATGAATCAATTTCAGATATTGAAAATGATATTGCCAAAGATCAACAACGCATTCAAGCATACAAATAACTTATATATAGTCCACAACACCAGTGACTATAAACCTATGGCAATATCTATTTTGGAGGAATACAACATGGCAGGATTTCGAAAGCCATCTGCAAAAAAGTCTTTTAGTGCTAGAACAACTGGCAGAATTAACCGCTCTGTAAAGCGCGCAACTAATCCGTTCTATGGCAAAAAAGGCACTGGCTTTATAAAAGACCCGGAAAGAAGTATTAAAAATTCTATTTATCATAAAACTACAACTGGTGGATTTAGTTCCATTAAAAGTAGCAAAACAGAACAGTCAGATGATCTATCAGCTGATGAATGGGTTAAAGTCATCTTATTTTTTATCGTTGTCTTTATAGTTGGTGGATTTATTGGAGTTACTTTCTTCTAAGCAAAATAAAAGCCGCCCGAAGGCGGCAGAAAGGATGTGAAGTTAATGAACAACAAATATCACATCAATCTTTTATCATTTAATCTTCTAAATAAAGAGCAGAAAGAAATCTATTCTTTTCAAATAATCAAGACTAGTTTTTCCGAATGCAGCTGCAAATTTGTCGTTTATTTAGATCAAAGATTTCAAGCAGCATTAAATGATGATCAGGGTTTCTTTTACTTATCGGCTTTTTCAATAGAAAATCAGCCTTTGATTTTTGAACAGATAGACTTTAGGCTTTCGAAGCTCCCTAAAAGTGGATTAGTAGAAATCACTTTCAAAATAAACATTCCTATCCATTTAGATAGTTCTGCTTTCCCTGATAAGAAGATTACTTATCCTAAAGATAAAGTTAAATTGCGATTATCTTTTAGCACTAAAGACGTTGGAGACCCATTCTTTCATCAAGACTTAGAGGAAGGTACTTTTATTAGTACCACAATTCCAATAAAAGAGGCGGACTCTAATGAATGATAAAATTTTGAAATTGCATGAAGCTAAACCAATAAACACTGATAGCTTGTCTACCCCACATAAGAAGAAGGATAATATTGGTGGAGGTGAGCCACCAATGTCAAATGACAAATACGTAACACATGAAGAACTAAACCATGCAGTTGATAAGTTAGATGCCAAGATTGATCTTTCAACTGAAAAATTAATGCACCACGTTGATGATAAATTCAATGAAAGTAAGGTCGATCTAACTAATAAATTTAGTAAAAATCAAAGTGAAATTACTAGTTTGAAAAGAGATCTTAAATCAAACAGTGACAAACTTGCGTGGATTGTAGGAATTTTATCACCTATATTAACTGCAGTTATATTAAAGCTATTACACCTTAGTTAATTTTAGTAGTTCTTGATGTATGCATTATCAAGAGCTATTTTTATGTTTAACTTTTACAACAGAGTCCATAACACCAGTGACCATAAACCTACGGCAATATCTATTTTTGGAGGATATAGATAATGAAACATAAATACTTGATGGTTGCTTTATCAGCTGTAATGCTGTCTGGTGGGATTGGTGCAGCAAGTGCCTCGTCTGCTTCCGCCGCAGTTCATTCAATTAACTCTTCTTTCTGGAATAAGAATAGAAAAGTTATGGTAGATAAAACAACTATATTCAGAAAGTTTGATAAGAAACGCAATAAATATGTTCATGGCACTAAGAAATATACACCTGGCGATGTTATCAGAGTAAGAGCGGCTGGTGAATTTAAAGGCTGGGTATTGGCCGGAACTCGTCCAGGTAGTCGCTACTGGTGGATCAGTACCAAGAAAAATAGTAGTTGGATGGATGAGTATTTTAAAGAGCATGAAGAAAAATGGAGCGGTAAGACATTTACTGACATGTATGGCAATAAGTTTACTGTAAAAAAGCTTCAACGTGTTTCAGTCATGAATTATGACAATGAAACTGGAAAGCCAGATGAAGTCGACTTGGTTCTATCTGGTAAGTTTAGTAACAACTACTACAAGAAAGAAAGCCCTAAGAGCTGGTTAGATGAAAACTTATTTATATATCCTACCGGTGCCAACAAGGACCAGATGCTTTTAGATGATACTGGCAATGAGGACTTAATGCTTCCTAACGATGAAGAACATAGTGATGACTTTGCAGAGCATAATGACAAGCTGCCCAAAGGCTATTACACCAACTTTAAAATGGTTCTTACTGGGGATAAACAGGATTTAAATGCTAAGAGTTACACCTTTGATGACGATGCCGGACATAAAATCGATATTCCAGTTGAAGATGCAACCGTAGAGGTAGACATTGAAGATTAATTTAATAGCAATCGAGGCAGATCATGAAACATAGAGTTTTAGTTACTGCATTAGCATCTATTATGTTGTTGAGCGGCACAAGTGCATCTTTGGCTAGTACTGCACAGCCAGTGCAAGCCATCAGCAAGTACTCACACCGCTGGCACTGGGTAAAGGTCACTAAGGAAACACCAATTTATAAGGTCAAGGTTGGACATTATATGTATCAAAGTAAGTTAACTCATAAGACTTACATTGAGAAAGGATCAGACTTGAAGGTTATGTATTCCGGTCATGACTACCCTTGGCGTGTATATGCTGGCTGGCGTGGTCACTGGGTTGCATTAAGACAATCAGCTAACTGGTTCAGAAACTAAGATAAAACAAAAAAGCCTGCCTACCCTTTCAGGTAAACGGGCTTTAATTATACGATTTTAAAGAACACCAGTTTAATTTTAGTGTAAAAAAAGAAGCATCAAATCGACACTTCTTTTCATCGGATGCATCCCTAGAAATTAAAGCTCTTGGGGCGCCCGCTCCTTCATGATTTACTACCATCCTCCAGTGTAACGCAAGCAAGCTTGCGTTTTGCTCACACCTACGGAGGTGTAAATCATGGAAGAAATAATATTCGCAATGATTATTTTACTTCTTTTGATTCACGAGATCAACAAGAAGTAATCTAACCCGCGGGCGCCCCATGCGCGTTCGTGCCGAGCGCGCATCATCAAAAAAATTAGAAAGGAATGATAATTATGCCGAGAAAGAAAGACCCTGAGATCACAGAGTATAAATTAAAAAACGGGAAAAAGTTTTTTCGTCTTAGAACTTACATTGGCATCAGCCCTGAAACTGGCAAGGCTATCAAAGTAACTCGTAGCAAACTAAAGTCTCGCAAGGAAGCCGAAGAAGTACGTAGAGAACTGAAAGCTCAAGGACCAGGTACTATACGGAAGAAACTGGAAACGAAGCAAAAAAAGATTACCGTTAGAGACGCTTATAATGCTTGGCTTGAAGTAATGAGAAATGATGTCCGCAGCTCTACAATTAGGCGAATCAAGGAAACATGGAAAAACCAAATTGAGCCAGAATTTGGCAATACCTACATTAGCAATATATCGCCAGATCATGTACAGAAATATGTTAACAACTTAGCTTCTAAATATGTTGCTTATAAAATAATGGCTAATCAGCTGCATAGAATTATCAAATACGCTATTTTTCGTCACTGGTGCGACAAAGATCCTTTTGACTTTGTAATAATGCCAAAAAAATCAGCAATAGCTAGTAGAGACAATACACTTAACTTTTACGAACTAGATGAACTCAAACGCTTTTTAGATGTGACTAAGAAATTTAGCCCAATGACATATACATATTTTCTCACAGTTGCATCTCTAGGATGCCGTCGTGGTGAAGCTTTCGCACTTAACTGGTCAGATATTGATTTTGACAAGCGCACTGTCAAAATCGAGCGCACAGTTGCAATAGATGAAAATGACAAGAAAACAATTGATGATGTGAAAAACGGTATACATCATACAGTCCCTATGTCTGATCATCTTTATACAGCTTTGAAAGAATATCAAAATTATTGTCATAAAATTGGTGACAACTGTCCAATGCCTTTTCATACCAAAAAAGGTGATTATATGTGGTCATCGCAATCTGATACATGGATAAGAGCAATATACAGATACGATGCTAACCAATGTAAAGAATGGAATGACAAGCATCCTCAAGATGAGAAAAAACCATTGCGCAAAATTACGCCACACGGTCTACGTCATACACTTGCTACACTGCTTTACGATGGCACAAATGGAATCACCCCGAAAGATATTCAATTCGTTTTAGGACATAAAACACCTAGGACAGCAATGAGGATCTATACCCATGTTACCGAGAAACAGAAAAAAGGTATTAAGAGTTCGATCAATAATTTAAACTTTTAA